CGACCCCAAGGGATCAGTTAGTTTTTATAAGTCCTCTGGTAAGTGTTTCACAGTAGAAGGATCAGATATGCGCTTTTTCGACGGAAAGGATTACGGCAAGGACCTAGTTATCTGCTATATCACCAGCAAATCCATTAGACGACACAAGGACATTATCACCAAGTTCATGACCCTTGACGTCTTTAACGCCCACTCTAGGAAAAATAATGGTTTGTTTGAAAACACTTTCTATGGTTCTTGTGATATGAATGGTAGTATCGAATATTCAAGTGGAGGTACTACAGTTATGGAGCAGTTCCTTTGCCCAGAACTACATGATCACGTCCTCGGACTAAAGATGCATATCCCCGTTATAAAGGGCTACTCTGGTTCTTTATGCTTATCTGCTCTCCCATCATTTGCTGAAAGTCCCGTCCTTGGAATTATCACTGGATCCAATGAGAGAAATGCCTACGCTTACCCTGTTACACAAGAATGGTTAAGAATGGGCTGCGATAGTTTAGGAGACAATGCCCCTGATATTGATGATCCCATAGAACCTACTTCAGTTAAACTTTCTCCCTTTCCTTACACGACACCCTATGCCAAGATGGACGAATCATTTGTGTCATCTCTTCCCAATAAGAACGGAATTGTTCCCTCAAAGATAGCGAAAGATTTAATCGAGCTTGTCGGTCCACCAGATACGTACCCAAATGTTACATGGATAGAAGATGGACATAGACCTCTTTCCAATGCCTTATCTAAGTTCGAGCGGTCTACTATAGATTTACCTACAGATGTCCTGAAAGCAGTAACTAAAGAGTACCATAAATCATTCCCCCAGATCTCACATTTCCGGTATATGACATTTGATGAAGTAGTTGATGGAAACCCAGACATAGAGCACCATTCTGGTATATGTAAAACTAGTTCTCCTGGTTACCCGTACACTCAAATAAAAGGTTTCAAAACTAGAAAGGAAATCTTCTCTGATCCCGTAAAACGTGAAATTCTTAAGAAGCGGTGTGAAGAGAAGTTTAATAAAATCATATCAGGAACATGTCTCCCGAAGGAACCTATGACGGCGTCACTAAAAGTAGAAAAGCGTACAGAAGAGAAGAAATACCATCCCCGAATGTTCTTTTCCGCCCCATTAGAATTTATTATAGTTCACGAAATGTTACTTGGTTATTTCTTTCATCAAATGAAGATCAGACACGTTGATTCCGAAGTTAAAGTAGGAATTAATTCCCATAGTGTT